ACACCACCCTGGCCCGCCTCCGCAACTTCTGCGACGTCGACTGCACCAACCCCAACTGCGACCACTGACCCAAGGAGACCTCATGCAGTTCCAGCCCGGTGACCGCGTCACCGTCAGCCGCCCCAACCTGGACAACCTCGCCTACCACGGCAAGACCGGCCCCGACGAACTGATCGCCGTCAAGGGCCTCGAAGGCCGCATCCGCGAGGCCGTCATGGGCCGCCGCGGCTTCTACCCCGAAGAACTGACGAAGGCTTAGGAGAACCCGCTCATGACCAGTCAGCACCAGTCCGTCAACGACTACATCGCCGCCCGCCAGCGCGGCGACAACGCCGCCTGTGACCGCCTCGTCGCCAAGGTCAACGCCCGCTTCGCCACCCGCACCACCGACGGCAGCGAGATCGCCGAAATGGCCGAGGCCAGCATGACCGTGCCGTTCAACGGCGTAAGGCGGTAGGCGCCATGGACATCGCCATGACCGATCGCACGCTCGACGCCTACAGCGCCGCTATGCGCGGCGACCTCGACACCGCCCAGCAGATCGCCAACCAACTCAGCCCCGACGAGTACGAGGTGCTGAAGGCAGCCGCATTCCGAGCCGCCATCAACGGCACCGCACCCAAGGCGGGCTGACCCCATGCCCGCCACGACCGTCCTCCCTGCCGCCCAGGTCCAGCCCGCGGCCCGCACCACCCCCGCCCCGGAGCTGAGCCTGGAAGCGCGGATGGCGGCCGTGGACGCGGCCATGACCATCCGCCTCGAAGAAGCCAGCCTCGCCAACGACATCAACACCGCCCACATCGCAACCGAGCCCGTCGACTCAGCCGACATCATCCGCGGCCCCGTCGACACTCCCCGCACGCCAGTCGACCTGTACCCGACACCGGTCGCCAACCTCCTCCAGCGGGCACATCAGCGCCTCACCCGCGACGGATGGTGCGGCCACACCCCGACGACCAGCGTGCCGGGGCCCGACTGCCTGCAATCCGCGATCTACAAGGAAGCCCGCGGCGACTACGGGCTGGCGAGCGAGGGGCTGGACGTTCTGCTGGACGCCATCCGCCGGCAGTTCACCAACGCCGACAGCGTGCCCGGATTCAACGACGCGTGGGGCAGGCCGACCGTGCCCCTACGGCTGCTCGGCGCGGCTGCTGACGCGGCTGACGCCCGCGGCATCTGAACACCATCAACCGCAACCCAACCCAAGGAGAAATTCCTATGCGATCCGAAAGCAGCCTCGACCGAGCCCTTCGCCGCCACAGCGAGGCAGTCCGCGAAGAGCGGACCCAGACCGAGAACGACAGCCGCCTGGCGCAGGGCATCCCCCCGAAGCACTGCGGGGTCAAGATGTCCCTGAATGAGTACGGCGACTGGGCGTGCACTAGGTGCGGCGAGGTCTGAGCCCCGCCCAACCACGAAGGCCACCCCGCATGCGGGGTGGCCTTCCGTGCGTTCACCGTCCGCCTCGTCGACGGCTTCGGCGCGCTGCATGAACCGAGCCCGCCCCGCCACATCGAGGCCCCCGCTTTCGGCGGGGGCCTCAGCCGTCGGTGGGCTCAGCCTCGCCGCCCCGTGGCTCGCAGCGCTGCATCAGGCGGGCCCGTGCCGTGATCCCGTGCACCGGTTGCCCCACCGGCAGCATGCCGTGAGCAGCCAGCCACTCAGCCAACTCCGCCTCGTCATCACCCAACGCCCACAGTGCGACCGCCATGGGGTCGAGTGTGGCGGGCTGAACCGGCGCAGGGTGGGGAGATTGTGCAATCTGTGCAGCCATTGGCCCGGATGTCACCCAGAGTGTGCATGATTACAGTCAGAGACTGAGCACCTCGTACCGCCCGCACCCGAGGAGCACCCGCCCGTGATCCGCGCCTACGTTCACGAACCAGACCGCCTCATGGCCCGCATCGACATCTCAATCGTCGATCACCAGGGTGAGCAGCCCGAACGCATCATGCGTCTGGGTGACGACGGCCAGCCCGTCTGGGAGGCCATCGACCGGGACGGCCCGAGCATCGAACCGACCCTGACGCTTCCGCCCGTCGCTGGCCGGGCATTGCTGGACGCATTGGCCTTGCACTACAAGGGGGCCGAAGATTCACGGCAGTTGAGGAGGGACTACGACGCCGCGCTGATCCGGCTCGATGCCCAGGCGCTCGTCATCGCCGATGTGGTGCGCGCACTCGCCATCGGGAGGCAGGTGTGACCGCCTCAACTTCGACGACCATCACCCACTTCAAGGCCGAGACGGAAGCCATCGCCGAGGTGATGTGCGAGCAACTGGACGGCCAGCCCGAGCGAGCCCAACTCTTCATCGCCGGAATGCTCTTCGGCCTCGTGGTCGGTGGCCGCATCCTCAAAGGCGGCAGCGCCGAGGACGCCCTCGATGAGATGGAAACCCACCTCCACGCAGCCATCGGCAAGGCCTACCTGAGCGGTGCGATGGCCGCCGACGGGCCGTCGGAACTGCTGGCCTGCACTTGTGGCGACTCCAGTGCCGAACGCGACCCCTACTGGAAGCACTCCCGCGACTGCCCCGCCGGAACCTGAACGACCTGAGCCCGCCGCACCACCGCAAGGAGACCCGCCGTGCACGACCTTGCTACCGCCGAAGACTCCAGCTACGAGTGGCCGAAGTGCGTCGCCTGCAGCAAAGACCTGTGGGCCGATGAGGTTGATCGGTGGGCGTGTCGCCCCTGTCAGGACCGGACGGGGAAGCGACTGGCCGAACTCCCCGCCCTGTTCGCCCGCGTGAACACCACCGCCGCCCTCGTGCGCGGCTCCCGGCGCGGCACCGGCATGCCCACCGGCTCACGCGTCCCGCCGATCCCTGCCAACGCCGAAGTCCTCAACCTCGCCGCAGCCGGCGGTGTCGCCACCCGCCTGCAGGTCATCGAGGACGCGTGGCGGCAGACCCTCGGCTGGACCGTCACCCCGTGGCGCGGCAACGCCGGCCAGTCCCTGCCCAGGCAGGTCGAGTTCCTGGCCAACAACTTGGGCTGGGCGTGCGAGCGGTACGAGGAGGTCGGGCAGGACGTTGAGGAGGTGCGACGGCTGCACGCGGAGTGCACGGGCGCGCTGTCGCCGGACTCGAAGCCGGGGCGGGTGCGGATCGGCCTGTGCCCCGTCGTCTTTGACTCCGGACGGTGTGCGGCACAGCTCACCGCGACCACCGCCAACCACAAGGTCCGCTGCCCGAAGTGCCTCACCGAATGGCCCGACCTCGGGGCGTGGCGGGAGTTGCGGCGGGCGCAGGAAGCGGTCGACGGGATGATTGCGGCATGAGTGGAGGCGGCTACAACTACCTGTGCTGGGCGGAAGACCTCGAAGAGATCAACGGCAAGCGCCACGCCCTCCGCGAGATGGCAGACCGGCTCGCCGGACTCGGATACGCGCAAGACGCAGCAGCCGAGACCGAGGAACTGCTGGTGATGCTCCAGCAGTGGCAGACCCGGGCTCAGGTCCGCATGCAACGCCTCGCCGACGTTTGGAAGGCCGTCGAATGGTGGGACTCCAACGACGGCAGCGAGGACGGCGTGCGGGAAGCCCTCGCCGAATACCGAGACGAACACGGTCAGCCCGAGCAGGACCCCGATCCGAGGAGCAGAGCATGAGAGTGTCCGCACGGTGGGCAGACGGGTCCACGGAGCCCCTGCCCGATGATGTCCAGACGTGGGTGGACGAAGTGAACGCCGGACTCCGGGAATGGAATCAGCCTCTGGCGTTCGAGCCCACCGACACGACGATCGTGCTCACATTCGACGGTGGTGAGTCGGGCCCGAGGCAGCAGCACTGGGCGCCTCGCATCGACCTCATCGACCCGCAGGTGATCATGTGACCGAACTCGCCGACTTCCTCAGAGCCCGATTGCTGGAACGCCGCGCCGTCGCCGAAGCCGCGTCCAACTTGCAGGACGACCCGGAGCACGGCTGGGGAATCAGCGACAGTGGCGGCGAGTACGCCCCAACGGAGAAGCGCCGCTGGATCACTCCGCACATCGGAGTGCTCTACGAGCCCGAGTCCGCCGATCACGTCGTTGCGAACAACCCGGCCGTCATTCTCGCCGACATCGACGCCAAGGTGGCCATCGTGGACGCCTATGTGAGTGCGGAGAAGATCTTGGACGCGTGGGCATGTCCGGACGACCGGGACATCGGACGCTCAGACGGCATAGAAGAAGCGATTCGGTACCTTGCACTGCCGTTCGCCGAGCACCCGGGGTACAAGGAAGACTGGCGGCCATGAGCGACGATCTGGTGGCGTTCCTCCGGGCGCGACTCGACGAGGACGCCCTGTGGGCCACGGAGGCGAGCCGCAGAGACGACCACCCCGTCCCCGAGGGTGGTGTGCACTGGGAGTGGGTCGAGCCGGAGACGGACACGCCCGTGACGCCCGACCCTTCCCGGGGCGAGGATCTGACGGACGACGCTGACAACTTCCGGTTCTCGCTGCGCAGCGTGGAGGAGTTCCCCACCGGGAGCGGTGTCGGGCCGCTGCCGCAGTTCGCGATTCCGTATGCCGAGGAGATCCCGGCCGCTGTGGCAGGCCACGTTGTGCGTCACGATCCGGCGCGGGTCCTCGCTGACGTCGCAGCCAAGCTGGCCGTGCTCGACCACTACGCCAGGCTCGTGCACTACGCCGAGGTGGAGCAACGGGAGCCGTACATCCTCGCCGAAGGGGCTGGGTTCGTCGTCCTCAAGCTCTTGGCCGCGCCGTACCGCGAGCACCCCGACTACAAGGCCGAGTGGGCGCCGAGCATGTGACCTGACCTGCGGAAACGGCGACTTGAGCGGGCGATTCGCAGTAGAATTGGGGCAGTTGAGACCCCGGCGACGGATGCGAGCCGCCCCGGGCGTGGCCGACCCGAGCAGGAGATCGACGTGCAGGAACTTACCGTCCAGTGCGGGTGTGGACGAACGATGAACCCGGAGAATCGCCGAGGCCCCGGCAACTACCGATGTGGCTGCGGCGCGCGCATCAAGGTTGCGGCCAGGCCGATCACCCATCGCGTGTGCTGGTACGCCGACTGCAATGTCGCCCCGACGACACCCGAGCCATTGAGCCTTTGCGCCGAACACGAACACGATGTGGCCGCGAGGGTCGCTCATATCGTCGCCAACGGCGCCATGCACCGGTGGGCAGATGCGCGTCGCACAGCCGGAGAGGAGTGGTACCGGCCCCTCGACAGCTACCAGAAGGTTCCAGATCCGGTCCCCAGTTGGGTCTATTTCATGCGCCGAGAGCGCCTCATCAAGATCGGCTTCACGGTCGACCTTCGCCGCAGGGCGGAGACGCTGAATGCCACCGTGCTCGCAAAGACACCAGGCGGCCTCGCCGAAGAGCGCCAGATGCACACCCGCTTCGCCCACCTCCGCCGCCACGGCGAGTGGTTCGAGCCAGACCCCGAGCTACTGGAGTACGTCAACGGACTGCGGCGAGGGGAGCATCTGTCGCCCCTCGCTGCTTGACCTGCGCGTCCTGCTTGTGTCAAGGGGTGGTGCGCTGTAATCTTCAAAACGCACCTAGGACACGTGTCCCCTCAGCCACTCAGACCCCCACCGTGAACACTCCGGCGGGGGTCTTTGCGTACCCGGGAGGCGGCATGAGCGACTCTCTCGAAACCCAGTGGGCCGCCTTCCGTGAAGTCCAGCAGGAACCGGATAACCGCCAGCTCGTCGGCGACATCTGGAAGGCCGCCGAAGCCGCAGGGATCATGCCCGGCACCATCCGCGTCTGGATGAGCCGAGGCAAGATCAAGCCCCTGTTCGGGGAGCGCGGACACGAGGTCTTCCACATCCCCACGGTCATCGCCGTCGCCGAAGCCGGGCGGACGAAGAACATCCCACGCGACCCGGCCGCTAACGCCCGAGGCCCGCATGCCCGACGCGTCGCCTTACAGGCCGCGTAACCCCACACTCCTCGCGGTCCGGTTGAGTGCTTGCGGGGCGCTCCCGGACCGTGAGGACACAACCCCGGCGCTCGCACCCCGAGCGGGCGCCGGAACCCCGCTGCCCGGTCATCACTACGCCCGCCGGGCAGCGGGCCCCCCACGTCAGGAGGCGGCCGATGGCAGGGATGGACGCCGCCGACCAGAAGTTCCTGAGCGACATGATCGAACACCATCAGGCCGCGCTGACCATGTCGCAGCAGTACCTCGACAAGACCAGCCCCCGCCTCCGGCAAGCCCGCATCGCCGACCTCGCCCGCGCCGTCATCACCGCACAGACCGGTGAGATCGCCAAGATGCAGAGCTGGTTGAAGCAGGCGGGCGTCACCCCGACCAGTGGCGGCATGGATATGTGAACCGCGAATGGGAGGGCGACGTGGACGACGAGACGCCCATCGCCGCAACCACAGCACCGATCACAGCCGATGCCGCCCTCGGCAATGCGGCCAGGCTTCTCCAAAACGCCGAGATGATCACCGACCTCGCGTTGATGGAACGCCTCGAACGGCTCGCCGACTCCTGGATCGCCATCGCCCGCACCGTCGCCGAACGGGAGTGACCGTGCTCGAACTGATCTGCTACCTGCTCGCCGTGGTCCTGGCCGGTCTCGCATCGATCGCGCCCAATGGTGCCGCACCCTTCGACCGCACCCGGCTTCTCGCCGCCGCGTTCTGCGCGTTCGCCGTGCCGTTCGTCATCCACGCCGGCCAGCACCTGTAAGCGCCACAGCCAAAGGCGGGAGGTGACGCAGTGGGCTTCCCGACCGGTGCCACCACGATCGCGGTCACCATTAACCGGCCCGTCCCGGCCGGTGGCGCAGCAAACACCGGCAGTGTGGTCTTCACGCCATCCACGATCCTGGTCGACTCCACCCACAAGGCGATCTACTCCGGCTCCGGGGCAGCCGTCCTCGACAACGGCGGCGCCGCCAGCATCGTTCTCCTCACCAACGACTCCGCAGGCGTCCTGCCCGCCGGATGGCGATGGCAAGTCGACGAGCAGATACCCGGAGCCCGCCGCACCTACTGGATCGACCTGCCGTCCACGCTCGGCTCCACCATCGACCTGTCCGCCCTGTCGCCGGTCTCCGGGCCGGACGGCTCCGGCGGCAGCCTCCCGCCCACCGGGCCAGCAGGCGGAGTCCTCTCCGGCGCCTACCCCAACCCCGGGCTGTCAGCGGCCACCGTGGCGCTGTTCGACGCGGCAGGGGCGGCAGCGACCGCCCAAGCCGATGCCGTAACGGCCGCGGCGGCGGACGCCACGGCGAAAGTCGCCGCACACCGGACCGCCACCGACCCACACGGCGACCGCGCCTACACGGACACGGCCATCGCAGCCCGGCCGGCATTCCTCACCACCAGCGGACAGCCCGACAACGCCCTCGGCATCAACGGCGACTGGGCCATCGACCCCGGTGCGCGCCGCCTCTACGGGCCGAAGACCGCAGGCGCATGGGCGACCTGGTCGCAGATCACAGCCCCCACCGGTGCGACCTGGCAGCTCAACGGCCAAGCCGCCCTGACCGGCAGCGACCTGTACCTCACGCACGCCACCGACGGCTTCGGTGCCGGAACCTGCTGGAACACCACCCTCCAGCCCACCGACGGCCTCGACGTCACCTTCGAAGTGGAGATGTCCGGCGGAACCGGGGCCGACGGCGTCACCTTCGCACTCGCCGATCCGGCGACCGCAGCCACGTTTGTCGGCGGAGGCGGCGGTGACCTCGGGCTCGTCGGCTGCACCGCCGTAGCGCTCGCCCTGGACACCGGAGCCGGTTCGAGAGCCCGCCTCGTCACCACCGACGCGACCACCATGACGGCCCTCGTCACCTACGGCGGCGCGCTCACCCTGCGGCCCGCGCCGGTTCAAGCCCGGATCCGGTACCTGAGCGGCGCGTTCACCGCATGGATCGACGACGTACAGATCGTCAACCAGGCCGTGGTCGCGGCGGCGAGCGCCCGCATCGGCTGGACGGGATCCAACGGCGGCGCCAACGACAACCACATCGTTCGCAACGTCGCCTTCACGCCCCGCGGCGGACTGCCGCTCTGAACGCCACATAGATCACAGACGGAGGTGAGCGGCTATGGCCACCTACGCCGGCAGCCGCATCCAGCACCAGACCCTCACCGCCTCCACCGTCGACACCGTCACCTTCGACGCCGACTACACCTTCGTAGAGATCGTCAACCGGGACGGCGCGGCAGAGATCTACGCCACCGTCGACTCCGGCATCACCCCCACCGTCGGCGGTGCCGGCTGCGACGTCCTGCCCGCAGGTATGAGTTCGCTCATCGTCAACGCGTCCGGCTACGGCTCGCCCACCAGCATCAAGCTCATCAGCGCCGGGACGCCCGCCTACACCGTCAAGGGCCTGCTGTGACGGCCGCGACCCAGCAGCGGGTCTTCCTCGGCGGCGGAAGCGGCAGCCGTAGCACGCCCTGGGTGTTCGACGTCACCGCCCCGGCATACGGGGCGGTCGGTGATGCGCAGGTCGTCGGCGACGGGGCAATGTCGTCCGGCGTTGCGGTCCTCAGCAGCGCGACTGCCAACTGGCCCACGAACATCGTCGGCAAGTCCATCTCCGTGAAAGGCGCCGCGGCGACCGGCGTCACAACGCTGGTCACGACCGTCGCGAGCCGACAGAGCGCCACGCAGATCACGCTCAACGCGGTGAACGCCTCCGCGGGCGCCGTGTCCAACGCGGTCGTCATCTGGGGCACCAACGACCAGGCCGCCATCCAGGCCGCAGTCGATGCCGCCGAGGCCTACCTGGCTGCCGGCCACACCTACGCGCAGGTGTACTTCCCGCCGCGGCCATTCATCGTCGCCGGGGCGCTGAACACGTCGAAGAGCGGCAACGGGCAGATCGTTTTTGGCGCGTACTCCACGACCGCCACCAAGAAGATCCTGGAGTTCGCAGGCGCCACCGACGGGGCCGCGGCAGTCCGGCACTGGCTGGCGACGGTTCCGCAGTTCGCCGGATCCTGCATCATCAGCCTCGGCGTCTACGCCTCCACGTCCGCGCAGATCACCAGCATCAACGCCGCCGGCAACCCTGGCGTCATCTGCGGCCCCAACGAAGGCGCCGGATACGGCGTGGCTGCGGCGTTCAACAACGTCATGGCCGTCATCAAGAACCTGGCCATCCTCACCGCGCACAGTTCCTTCGGCCTCACCTACGGGGCCGCGAACCTCTGGGGATGCGCGAACGCCCACGTGGAGAACGTGGGCTACGGCACCGCTGGCACAGTCGCGTCGCCGAGCACCGACTACTCCAGCCCCGGCACCTTCGGCACCGGCCTGTCTGTCGGCTTCCTCCTCCCGGCGCCCGGCAACAATGACCACGTCGTCGCCAACAACATCTCCTGCGGCGGCGGCTACACCTACGCGATGTTCCTCACCGAGCACGCCGTGATGGACCGCTACATGGCCCTGTACTGCTGGGCCGGCCTGTGCGCCGTCGGGACCTACGCCAGCTCCGTCGGCTCCGTCCACGCCATGAACGTCACCTCGGCCAGCATCGAGGCGTGCACGCACGAGCTGTACATCCTCGGAGCAGGCTCGGAAGGTGTCGGCCCGACGATCTACATCGGGATCTCCACGGAGTCCAGCACGCCGAACGTGGCAGGCAACTCCGCCGGGGCTATGAACGCCGCCCTCGGCCGGGTCGTTCTCACGGGCCTGTTCACCGAGTCCGGTGTCAGCGTGTCGAACCCGACCGGCCTCGAACTCGTCAACGGTCAGGTGCCGCGCGCCATCAAGCGCAAGACGACGACGTTCACGGCCAGCCCCATCGACCGCACCCTGGTCTGCGACACCACCTCCGCAGGGTTCACCGGGACGCTCCCGGCCGCCGACTTCTGCCCGACCGAGTACGCCTTCAAGAACGTCGGCGCCAATACGCTGACCGTCGGGACGACCAGCGGCCAGCTCATCTACACGACCAGCGGCACCGGAGCCACCACCGCGACCGTCGCTACCGGCGGCACACTCCGCGTCCAGGCCCTCTACAACGGCAGCTCATGGGGCTGGTACGCCGTCTGACCGGGCGAAAGGTCCCTCCCGTGGCTCGCATTCAAGTCCTCGCCCTGCCCTCCACCCATGACGACGAAGCGCCCTTCGTGCTCGTCATCGACCAGGTGGACCCCGAGGAAACCGAGCGGCTCCTCGGCGACCCGGACGACCTCTCCCGCTTCAAGGACATGTGCGGGGCCCGCGCCATCCTCGTCACCGAAGGCCGCCTCGACGCGATCTGAACGGAGCCACCATGCCTACGCCGAGGGTTGGCAACATCGTGCACTACTGCAGTTACGGGACCCCGGGCGGTGAGTACACGTCGCAGTGCCGCGCGGCCATCGTGACCGCAGTCCCCGACATCCTGTCCGGCGGGCTCTACGGCAAGGTTCCCGACGTGCACCTGTGCGTCCTCAACCCCGAAGGCTTCTTCTTCAACCAGAACGTGCGCCACGACGAGCCGTATGACGGCGAGGTACATCCTGGTAACAGCCGCCTCACCGGAGGCACCTGGCACCGGCCCGAGCAATGCGAATGAGGAAGCACAAGCCGCCGCTACGGCAGCCGCGCGGACCCCGAGCCACACTGCCGAAGCCGATGCCGACGCCACCCGGACCGCCATGCGGACCCAGTCCGTACCCGGAAGTCAGCACAGATCCGTGGTGGGCTCACAACAAAAACCTGTGCGCGTGCTGGCACCTCCACGACGAATGCCCCTGCAACCTCGTCGCTCACACGGATGCCCACCTCGCGACAGGCTGCTCCTGCCGCTGAGCTACTGGCCACCGCCCCGCCGCCACGGTCGGTCCTTCCCGCCCGGCCGCAGGGTCACCTCCGGATCCGGCCCCGTCCGCCGCTGCCGTGCCGTCGCTGCCACCGCGCCCAGCATCAACAGGCCGCCGACCACCAGCCAGACGACCGTGAACCCGCTGATCACACCGAACATCAGCACAGCCAGACCCACCACGAACACACCCAGCGCAGCATCGCTCCGCATAGCACACCCCCTCGCATCGAATGGCACACGGTACGGACAGGGGAAGGCGATGGCCAGAGAGCGCAACGACAGCCGCGAGATCAAGGTCATCGCATTGCTGGCCGCCGCCTCCTGGGTCACGGCGATCACCGCCGCCATCGACTGGGCTCGCGGCAATCCCACGGCCCCAACCGGCGTCATCACCTTCAGCCTCATCGGGGCGCTCTTCACGGCCATAGCGATCGCCACGCACCGGGAGCGACGACGATGACCCGACGAACAGGCTGGCGGGTCTGCTCGACCCCAGGCTGCCCCGAGTTCACCGATCAGGGTGGGCGCTGCGAAGACCACCGGCGCGAAGCCGAAGCCAAACGCGGCACCGCCAAGCAACGCGGCTACGGCGGCCAACACCTCACCCGCTTCCGCCCCGGCGTCCTTGCCAAGGACCCGACGTGCGTCTGCACCGAGGAAGGCCACGACCATCCGGACCCATGCGGCCAGCCCAGCAAGCACGCTGACCACTGGCCACTCAGCAGGCGCGAACTCGTCGAACAGCGCCTCGACCCCAACGACCCCAAGCACGGACGTGGCTTGTGCCACTCGTGCCACTCCAAGGAAACGGCGACTCTCCAGCCGGGAGGATTCAGCGCATGACCACCAAGGCCAAGCCGGAACCCGCAGTCGTCGAGCAGGCCGAGGCAGGGCAGGCAGTCCAGCCCGAGCCGACGGCCGTTGAGGTACCACTCTGCGGCGCACCGCACGCACTGCCGCTCCTCGCCGGACACGTCACCTGCCAACTGGACGCCCAATACCTGGAGCCCGGCGAGGCCGGACACGAGCACCGGTACCAGGACGGCGACGCGCTCTACACCTGGACGTGAGTGACCATCAACACCCCAGCGTGACACGGCAATTCAGCGCCGCGCGCATGCTGACCTGGGACAATGGAACGAAGAACCCCGGCGAGTGCTGGTAACACTCCCGGGGCCGTGGTCCACCTGATGAAGGCAGGTCGACGTGGTCGATCGTATATGCACGCTGCCCGAATGTTCCAAGCCGCATCGAGCCAAGGGCCTGTGCTCTACGCACTACAACCAGCTCAAGCCCGACCGGCACCCGAAGACCACGGTCCCATGCACGCAGTGCAAGACGCCGTGCGTGAAGGAAGTGGGGCGCGACCGCCGGTATGGCGGGCTGTTCTGCTCGATGGCCTGTCGGGACGCGTGGCGCCAAGCGACAGGCAACAACCCGGCGCCGAGCCCCGAGGCTAGAGCGGCCGGACGGACGGCATTGCGGGCGATCCAGGCGACCCGACGCTGGAAGGCCCGAGCCAAGGTGAGGCGAGCCGCACGCGGTACGCGCGGCACGCGGTGGGTAGGCGGCAACTGCGAGCGGTGCGGCAGCTTGTTCGTGGCGCCAGACAAGGGGGCCGACGGGGCGCGCTATTGCAGCGACCGTTGCGCCCTTCGCTCATCTTCATCGCGACGCCGCGCGCGCCTGCGAAGCGCCAAAGTCGAACGGTATTCACGGCACGGGATCTTCGAGCGCGACGGATGGCGCTGCCACATATGCCAGCGCAAGACGCGCAAGGCGGAGGTCGTGCCGCATCCCCTGGCACCCACCATCGACCACCTCATCCCGCTTGCTCGGGGTGGAAGTGATACGCCGGCCAATGTGGCGACGGCACACTTCATCTGCAACTCGATCAAGGGCGATGGCGCCGGCGGGCGTGGCGATCAACTCGCGATTATGTGATCGTCTGGCATCACGCACCGTGACACCCCTGGGGACCTTCCCTGAATCGGACATAAGGGACGGACCGTCGGGGAGGTAGTTCGCGGTGCATACGGGTCCCCAAAATCGGACGATCTTGAACGTGTAGCTCTGTGTAACTGACGCTCCGCCGCAACGGCGGGCGCCGGCGTGCCGCAACGGCACCAAGGAGAGTGATCAGCATGGGTGCAGGACCCCTGCCCAAGGACCCCTCGCAGCGGCGCCGGCGCAACGCCGACACGGTGACGACGACCGTCCTACCGGCCGACGGACCTGATGGAGAGACCCCGGGGCTTCCCGGCGGTCACGACTACGACAGTCGCACGCTGTCCTGGTACGAGACGTGGCGAACCTCGCCGCAGGCTGCAACGTTCCTTATGACGGACTGGCAGCGGCTGCACATGCTCGCCGAGTTGGTTGAACAGTATTGGCAGGAGCCGCGAAAGGACCTCCTGTCGGAGATCCGACTCAACGAGGCCGCTCTGGGTGGCACAGCTGCGGATCGAATCCGGATGAGGTGGGTTGTCGCCGATCCGGAGCCCGCCGCGGCTGCAAAGACGCCACGGGCTGGCCGAGGCGCCACTTCTCGCCGTGACCGAATCCTGAAGGCTGTCGATGACCAGGCAGACGCCTGATCCCGACCGGTTCGTCTCCCTGGGCTTTACCGCGGTCGAATGGATCGAGACCTACCTGTGTCACGGCCCAGGTGACGTGCAGGGCGATGATCTGGAAATCGACGACGAGATGCACGCCTTCATCGTCAAGGCTTACAGACTCGACGCAGCGACAGGTCGCCGGAAGGTCAATCGGGCCTTCTTGTCTCGTCCCAAGGGCCGCGCAAAGAGCGAACTCGCCGGCGCACTGGTCTGCTTTGAGGCGCTTGGGCCTTGCCGTTTCGACGGCTGGGATGCCAATGGTGAGCCGGTAGGCCGTGAGCAGGTGTATCCGTTCATCCGTTGCCTGGCGACGGAGGAGAACCAGTCGGGCAACACCTACGACAACGTCACGGCGATGCTGGAGCACCTTGTTGAGAACTTCGGCGATGAGTTCCCTGGTATCGACCTGGGACGGTCGGCGCAGTCATCGAGCCGCATCTTCATCGAGGGCGGCGGGGAGATCGTTCCGTCAACGTCGAGCGGTGCTGCGAAGGACGGCGGCAAGGAGACGTTCTCGGTCTTCGATGAAACGCACCTGTATGTGCTGCCCGAGCTGAAGGCTATGCACAAGACGGTGCGCCGTAACCTGACCAAGCGGAAGCGCGCCGAGCCGTGGTCGCTGGAAACATCGACGATGTACGCGCTTGGCGAGGAGTCTGTGGCCGAGGCGACGCACGAGTACGCGAAGGCCGTGAAGGCGGGCCGAGTAAGGGACGGCGGCCTGCTTTTCGACCATCGTGAGGCCCCGCACGTCGAGGATCTACACGATGACGAGCAGCTGCTGCCAGCCCTGGAGTTCGTCTATGGCGACGCTGCGCCCTGGATGGATCTGGAGCGGATCGCGTCGGACATGCGGGAGCCGGATACGGACCCGGCGGACGCGCGCCGCTACTTCCTGAATCAGCCAGGAACGGCGTCGGCGAAAGCATTCGACAAGGCCCAGTGGGCGACGTTGGCGAACTCCGAGTTCGTGGTGCCCGCGAAAGAGCCGATCGTCATTGGCTTCGATGGGGCGAAGTGGCGGGATGCCACCGGGTTTGTGGCTACGCACCTGGAGACCGGCTTCCAGTGGCCGTTGGGGGTGTGGGAGGCGCCGCTGAACAAGCAGGAGGCCGAGGAGTGGGAGGTACCGGAGGTCGAGGTCAACCTGACACTCGCCGAGGCCTTCGACACCTGGACCGTGGTGCGCGTCTATGCCGATCCGCCCTGGTACGAGGAGACGGTCGCGGCATGGCAAGGCAAGTACGGGGAGAAGGTCGTCTCCGAGTGGTGGACTCACCGCGACCGAGCGATGGCTTTCGCGCTTCGGGGCTACAAGACGGCGCAGACGGCCGGGGACCTAACGCACGACGGTGACGAGGCGTTCGCTCGGCACATAGCGAATGCCGTAAAGCGCAACGCGCGTGCTCGGGATGACGAGGGCAAGCCGATGTGGACGATCCAGAAGGACCGCCACGACTCGCCCCGAAAGATCGACATTGCCATGGCCGGCTGCCTTTCGTGGGAAGCCCGGCGGGACGCGATCGCTGCAGGCCAGAACAAGCCCAAGAAGAAGTCGAAGATGCTGATTCTGCGCTAGGGGGTGCCTGTGGAGCGCTCCGAGCTGCAGTGGTTGACTCATCTGATCTCCTGCCACGACAAGGAGCTGAACGAGCTCAAGCGCCTGAACTCGTACTACGAGGGCTCTCAGCCGCTGTCGTACATGGCGCCCGAGCTTCAGGTCGAGTTGCAGGAGACGGTGCGGCAGGTGGTCATCAACTGGCCGCGCCTGATCGTCGACAGCATCGAGGAGCGCCTTGACGTCGAGGGCTTCCGTTTCCCCGGCGTGGCGGATGCGGATGACGAGCTGTGGCGGATCTGGCAGGCCAATGACATGGACGAGCAGTCGCAGATGGGGCATCTGGATGCCCTGGCGATGCGGCGCTCGTACATCGTGGTGGGCGCGAACGAGGATGACGACTCGACTCCTCTGATCACCGTCGAGAGCGCCCTGGACATGTTCGCGGAGTTCGATCCTCGGACGCGTCGGGTGGCTGCGGCGGTGAAGCGCTGGCAGGAGGACGGTGAGGGTGACCGGAAGGTCGATCACGCGACGCTGTATCTGCCGGATGTCACGGTGTGGTGGGTGAAGGAGTCCGGCCATTGGGTCGAGGACCCGGAGTATCCGCGGGATGAGCACGAGACGGGGGAGGTTCTCGTCGAGGTGCTGCCGAACCGCCCGCGCCTGAAGTGCCCGGGCGGCGTGTCGGAGTTGCAGGACGTGATCCCGCTGTCCGACGCGGCCTGCAAGATCGCCACGGACATGATGGTGTCCGCCGAGTATCACGCGACACCGCGGCGTGTGGCGTTCGGGTTCGGCGAGGAGGACTTCGTCGACGAGTCCGGGCGGCGGGTGTCGGCGTTCAGTCGGATCATCGGCCGGATGTGGGCGACGGAGCGCTCCAAGCAGGATGGCGCGGATGTCGTCCAGTTCCCGGAGGCGTCGCTCAGCAACTTCCACAACACGCTGAATCAGCTCGCCCAGCTCGTCAGTTCCCTGTCCGGCCTCCCGCCGCAGTTCCTCGGCTACTCGACCCAGAACCCGGCATCGGCCGACGCTATCCGTTCCAGCGAGACGCGGCTGGTGAAGCGCGCGGAGCGCAAGCAGCGGGCATGGGGCGGCTCGTGGGAGCGCGTCATGCGGCTGGTCCTGCGCGTCAAGGACGGCGAGTGGGATCCGGCGGCCCGGTCGCTGGAGACGATCTGGCGGGACGCTTCGACCCCGACCGTGGCGCAGGTCGCGGACGCTTCGGTGAAGAAGTTCCAGGCGAAGATCGTGCCTCTCCGGCAGACGCGCGAGGACCTGCGGTACACGCAGGCGCAGATCGAGCGCATGGAGGAAGAGGACGAGGCCGCAGCCCAGGACGCCATGCAGCGCATCATGGCCGGCGACCTGTCCGCACTAGAGGCCGGCCCGAAGCCTCCGCCCGATCCCGTCATGCCTGAGGCTGACCCCGAACCCGCGGAGGTGGCCTGATGGCCACGGGGTCGGTGCGGGATCTGTCGGCCGAGGAGCTCGCGAATGCCTTCTATGTGGCTCAGCAGTCGCATGCCCGCCGGGTGACGGACCGGGTTCAGCAGTTGTGGCGGGAGATCGACCGTCGCGATCTGAGCCGGTCGTGGGCCATCTACATCGGCCCGGAGGTGGTCCGGACCGTAACCGCTGGCCAGTTGGCTACGGCGGCAGCGGCGGACGCCTACGTCGAGTCCATCATCGCGGCACGGGGCCTGAGTTCAGATCCCGCGGGCCGTGTCCGTCCAGAGGCTTTCGCTGGGCTTGCCGCTGATGGTCGGTCGCTGGACACGCTGCTGGATCTGCCGCTCATCACCTCGAAGACGGCCATCGCGGCAGGCGTCGATGAGGTCGAGGCGATGATGACGGGCCTGCAGCAGTTGCTGCGCATGGCGGCGTCGGAGGTCACGGATGCCGGGAGGGCGGCCACTGGGGTGTCGATCGCGGGGAACCGCACGATCAACGGCTACATCCGGGTGGTCAATCCGCCCGCGTGCAGTCGGTGCATCATCCTCGCCGGGCGGGAGTACGGCTGGAATACAGGATTTCAACGGCATCCGCGCTGCTTCCCGGCCGGAGTGGTGGTGTCGGGGCCTAGGTCACAGGCGGCCACGCGGCGGTGGTTCCAAGGGGAACTCATTGTCCTCTCTACCGCGAGCGGCCAGAACCTCGCCCTGACCGGAAATCACCCGGTACTGACAAGTCGCGGGTGGGTTCCGGCGAACCTCATCCAGGAAGGCGACGAGGTAGTCCGCAGCACCCGCCCCGAGGGCGCTACGCCCCTCGTAGTCCCAGATCATTACGAGATGCCATCCCTCATCGAGGACGTATGGGGTGCGCTCAGCGTGCACGGTCTTGACCGCATGCCAACCGCCACCGAGGACTTCCACGGCGACGGGCAGCAAGGCGAGGTCGACGTTGTATACGCCGATCGCGCGCTGGCGAGTGGCAATCTGGCCACGGTCGGCAAGAAGTTGGTGCAACTCGGCCTCGCCGGAGGACTGGGCTTGACCGGCCAGTTCGATGCCGAGCGCGCGTCGATGCTTTTGAATCTGTGGGACGCGACGCAATCGGGCGGCCCGGTTGGCGGCGGCGGCCTGGGTCTTGCGCTCGCCAGCGCTCAACTTGGCCGCCCTGACAACGCCAGCTTCACTGGCGTCACGCCGCTGTACTCCGGCTTCCGCGAGGCGGCGCGCGATGACATTTCGGGACACCCCGTACTGCTTGCCGAGCGCGAACTCGCTGGCTCCATTGAGGTAGGCGGACGCGATTTCACTGATGGGGAGATCGCGGGTCTTCCGCGATGGGATGCCCCGGGAGACTCGTTCTCGGTGGAAACGCGTGACGGATATGCCCGCCAAGGTCGCGATCTCCTGGATCGGCTTTCCGGACAGGTAGAGCTCGATCGCGTAGTCGAGCTTCGCCGGGGCGAGTGGAGAGGGCACGTTTACAGCCTCACTTCGGTCGAGGGGTGGCACGTTGCGAACAGTCTCATTGTATCAAACTGTGACTGCACGCATATGCCCGCAAAGCTGATCGCCCGCGACCGTCACATCCCCGGCGCGTTCGATCCGCAGGCCTACTTCAAGGGCCTGTCCCGCGCCGAGCAGGACCGCATCTTCACCCAGGCCGGCGCGAACGCGATCCGGGATGGCGCGGACATGAACTCTGTCGTCAACGCCCGGCGCGGCATGTACACCGCGGCCGACGGCTACGGCGGTCGACTGCGCGCCACCTACGAGGGCACCACCCGCCGCGGCCTGTACTTCCAGATGGAGCGGTCTCGCGCCTATCGGGCGGGCACGGCTTCGCCCCGGTACCCCAGGCGTTTCCAACTCTCCTCGCCGCGCCTTCTGCCCGAGCAGATTTACCGGCTCGCCGGTAGCCGTGACGAGGCCATCAGTTTGCTTCGCCAGTACGGCTATCTGGGCTGGAGCGTCTGAGTCTCACTCTTGGCCGCGCGCAAGGCGCGGTCTCTGATCCCGCAACGGGAGACACACCACCATGCACAACATCCGTAAGAGCTGGCTGTCCGCTGCTCACGGCGCGGACTGGTTCCGGCTGGACCGACACAACGAACCCGACCCCGCGGACCCGGCCGACCCGGATCCTGCGGACCCCAAGGGCGACCCGGACCCGGTCGATCCGGAGCCGGACGCCGATCCTGCCGACCCGGAGCCCGACCCGGACCCGGAGGGTGCCGACAAGCTCGGCGACGCCGGCAAGAAGGCCCTCGACAAAATGAAGGCCGACCGGGCCGCCGCGAGGCAGGAGGCTGCGACGGCCAAGCGCGAGGCTGCGGCGCTGGCGAAGAAGGTCGCCGAGTTCGAGGACCGCGACCGTTCCGATCTGGAGAAGGCGACGGCGA